GCTGGAGGTTTCCGGCCCCGGTGGCGTCGGTGGGGTGGTTAAGGTCGGCGCCGGCGCGACCGGTTCGTTTACCACGCCGCTCGGGCAGACCGTCATGGTGCAAGACGGAATCATTACCAACATTTTTTGAGGCGCTTATGAATCCCCAAGGCTCGCAACCCGTTAATGCCGGCTACTTCCAGTCGCTGACCGACCAGGTCAATGGCTCTGTGAGTTGTGCGGATCTACAGGCGATGACCACTGAGGCGTATGCCTCGATCAACGCCATGATCAAGGGGATCGAGGACCAGTTGGCGCTGTTGGCGCCGCTCCTGGATCTGCTGACGGCGCCGTCGGCCAACCTGGCCGCCATCGTCACCTGGATCACCTCGTTTATTCAGAGCTTTCTGACCCCCAGCACCAAGCCGTATTTCACCTATACCGCCCAGCTGACGGAAGTGGTGACGCAGATGACGGCGCTGTCGAGCGCCATCGCGGCGAAGGCGGCGAGCTTTGAGCAGTGCGCGGTGGCGATTCCGCCGGTCGTGACGGCGCCATGAGTGATATCAAAACGGTATGGGTGGCCAGCACCGGTCAGGGTGACTGGCAGATCATCGCCGGCGCCCTGGCCAGCGGCGACGACCTGGAAACGTCGGTGTATATCAGCCTGTTTTCAGATCGCCAGGCCGATGCCGACGACGAGACCCCCGACGGCTCGACGGATCGCCGGGGCTGGTGGGGCGATGAGGATCAGCCGGTGAAACTAGGGTCGCGCTTGTGGCTGCTGTCGCGCTCCCGGCTTGACGACGACGCGGCCAAAATGGCGGTGATCTACGGCAAGGAGGCCTTGCAATGGCTGCTCGATGACAAGGTGGCGCAGGCCGTGACTGTCACGGCGACGATCCAGGGGCCTAAACAGCTCGATGTGGCCGTGACCGTCACGCGCAGCACCGGGACCAGTAGTTACCAGTTCGCCTGGGCCTGGGATCAGCTGGCCTGACTCAACCCGTTTTTATGACCGCCCGCGTGGCGGTTTTTTTTCGCCTGGAGTTTCCCTCATGCCCTACCCACGTCCGCCGCTGTCGGTCCTGCGCTCGCAGGTATCGACCGACATTTCGGAGGGCCTCAAGACCGTCGACGGTCTGTTGCGGTTTTCCAATCTGGGGATTCTCGGGACCAGCGTCGCCGGTCTGGCGCACCAGCACTATGGCTTTCTGGCATGGATCGCCAAGCAGGCCAGCCCCTGGACCGCCACGGATGAATACCTCGACGCCTGGGCCGCGCTGAAAAACGTCTTTCGCGACCCGGCGCTGGTGGCCAGCTTGCAAGCGTCCTGGCTGGGCACACCCGGGGCGCTGTTGCCCCAGGGCACCGAGGTGGTAATCGGCAACGGGGTCTACTACACCACGGCGGCGGATGCGCTGGCCGATGGGGCGGGGCATGTGTCGGTGACGGTGGTCGCCCGGCTCGCCGGCGCGGCGGGGAATGCCGAGGTCGGCAGCCTGGTGACGCTGACCAGCGCGGTCGACGGCATTCAGTCGAGCGGCGCGGTAACGGCCAGCGTGGCCATCGGCACCGACGTCGAGAAAAACGAGCCATTGCGCACGCGGATGCTGGCCGCCTATCAGGCCCCCGCACGCGGCGGCACGGCGCTCGACTACAAGTCCTGGGCCATGAACTGCCCGGGCGTGACGCGGGCCTGGGTGCAGCCGATGGGGGCCGGGCCGGGCACGGTCGTGGTCTACGTGATGTTTGACCTGGTCAACAGCGCGAACAACGGTTTCCCTGTTGGCACGAATGGTCTGTCCTCGCTGGATAACCGGGCGATCCCGGCCACCACCGCCGCCGGTAATCAGCTGGTGGTGGCCAACATGCTGTTTGCCAGCCAGCCGGTGACGCCGTTGGTGTACACCTGCGCACCGGCGCCCAACCCGATCCCCTTCACCATCACCGGTCTGCTCGGCGCGTCGGCTGCGCTCAAGGCGGCGGTGGCCGATGCGATTGCCCAGGTGATGATCGATGAGGGCGATCCGGCGCCCGTGGCCGGCTCGGTCGTCGAGCTGGACAGCCTCAACGCGGCGATCAGCGCCGTACCGGGCACCGCCGGGTTTGTGATCACCAGTCCGGTGGCGAACATCGCCAACGTGCTGGGCCAGTTGCCGACGGTGGGGGCCATCACCTATGGCTAAGCCGGTGTTTACCGATGCGGACTACGCCCAGGCGCTGAGCAATTTGCTGCCCCCGGGCAAAGCCTGGAACCGTGACCCCGACAGCGTACAAGCCCAGGCGGTGAGCTGTTATGCGCCGACCTTCCGGCGCAACAGCGACGACGCCCTGGCGCTGCTGATCGATGCCTTCCCCGCGACCGCCGTCAACCTGCTGCCCGAGTGGGAGGCCACCCTCGGCCTGCCCGATCCCTGCGCCGGCGTCTCGCCGACCTTGCAGGGGCGCCGCGCGCAGGTGGTGGCGCGTTTTTCCGCCCATGGCGGCCAGTCCGTCAGTGACTTCCAGACCTACGCGGCGGGCTTGGGTTACAGCGTCACGGTCAAGCAGTTCGCCCCATTCCGCATGGGGCAAAGCGTCTGCGGCTCGGCGCTGGGCGGTCTCGATTGGTTTTACACCTGGGCGATTGAAGCCCAAGGCAACCCGGTCACGCCCTTTTCCCTGGGCCGCTCGACCGTGGGCGAGCCCCTGGCCAGTTGGGGCAACGCGGTCCTGGAGTGCGAACTCCGGGCGATTGCCCCCGCGCACAGCATTTTGCAATTCCACTATTCCTAACGAATCCCAGGGGTTCTATGTATCAGATTGATAACGGCACCGCTGCGTCTGTTCAGCCGGCCAGTACCGCCTTTGGCTCGGCGGGCTTTTTTACCGATGGCAATCCGGCCGCCGGCCAGGCGGCCACGGTGTTGCCCGCCGAGTTTATGAACTCGCTGATGCTGGAAAATCTCAATGTCTTGAGTGCGGCCGGGATTGCGCCGTCCAAAAACACGTTTAACCAGTTGGCGCTGGCGATCAAGACCATTATCCAGGGCGGCGCGACCACCTACGCGGCGGATACGGGCGTGGCCAATGCCTATGTGCTGGCCCTGACCCCAGCGATCACGGCCTACACCGGCACCACCAAGGTGCGCGGCCTGGTCGCGCACACCAATACCGGCGCCTGCACCCTGGATGCCGGCGGCGGCCCCAAGGCCTTGGTCGGTCTGGCGCATGCGGCGCTGCAAGGCGGGGAAATGTTCGCCGGCGGCTATTTCGAGGCGCAGTACAACGTCGCCCTGGGCAAGTTTATTTTGCTCTGGTGTACCGGTGCCGCCGAGCAAGTGGCCAACGCCACGCAAAGCCAGCACGCGCTGACGCTCGGCCAGGCGCAGTCGGGCGCGTCCACCTATGCCGTCGATACCGGCGTGGCCAATGCTTATGTGCTGGCCCTGACCCCGGCAGTCACGGCCTACAACAGCCCGCTTAAGGTGCGCGGCCAGGTGAGCACCACCAACACCGGCGCCAGTACGTTGGATGCCGGCGCCGGGGCCAAGGCCTTGGTCGGCCTGGCGCATGCGGCGCTGCAAGGTGGCGAGATGGTCGCCGGCGGCTATTTCGAAGCCGAGTACAACGTGACGCTGGGCAAGTTTATCTTGCTGTTCTGCACCGGCGCGCCGGAGCAGGTCGGCCTAGCCACCCAGCCCCTGCACGCGGTGCAGCTGGGGCAGATCGCCGGCCTGGTGACCGGCAACGTCACCAACATCAGCGCCGACACCTCGCTGACCGCCGCGCAGAAGGGCCTGGTCATTATTGACGCGACGTCTGGGAACCGTGCAGTCAACCTGCCGGCGACCTCTGGCGGCATCATGGATTTCATCGTCCGGCGCTTGGATAACACCGCCAACACGTTGGCGGTGAGTGCCGTCGGTACTGACAAAATCAAGTTCCACACCCACTTGAATGCGGCCGGCTATTCGTTCTTGTACCTGATGGGTGCGGGCGATTACTGGCACTTGCGCAGCGATGGCGCGGGCAACTGGTGGCCGGTCAGTCGCTACGACAACACGCCGCTGGGGCGGCCGGTCCTGGATACCACCACCGTGTTTAACCCCGGCGGTAATGGGGCCTTAAATGGTTCGATCCTGACGCGGGCCCTCTGGCCTTGGTTGTGGGACCACGCGCAGCAGTCGGGGATGCTGACCACGGAAG